CAATGTTGCGATCCGTGGTTTTAACCTAATCAAGCCGGGCGCAGACATTTCACCAATTTCAAAGATTGGAACATCTAGCGGATCAAGCTCCACCGGAGGCATTTCGGTGCCAGCTGCATCATTGCCAACTGGATTCACATCCGGAGGAAGCACAACGGGTGGCGGCTCCACGGGTGGCGGCTCCACGGGTGGCACCGGAGGCGTAACCGGAGGCACATCAACAGGTGGTGGCACCATTGGCGGTGCGGTCACAAAAATTGCAAATCAGACCAAAAAGGTTGTTGATGATGTTGCTGGAGCTTTTGACAATTTTACCAGCGGCACAACAACTTTGGCCGGTGTTATGGCAGCTTCAAACCAGCCATTTGCTTTTGGCACATCTGGGGTCAATACAAGCACGCTAGCTGGAATTTTGGCCGCATCCAACAAGCCAAATGTGACTGTCAATTTCAATGGAGTGACAACCGATCCAGAAGGCACAGCTCGTGTGCTTGTGGATACCATTAACAATTCATTTTATCGCGGCACAAATGGAGCAACAAATCTGGTGACAGCATGACAGTTTTTAATCCAATTTGGCGTGTAAAAATTGGTGGTACAGAATTCACAAATTATGCGTTGGCCAACCTCACAATCACATCAGGTCGAACAAACATTTATGAGCAAGCAAATGCCGGATATGTCAATCTTGAGCTGATCAATCTTGATCAATCAATTGTTGATATTGAAATCAATGATGCGGTGACGATTGAATTGCAAGATTCCACAGCTACATTTGTGCCAATTTTTGGTGGCACAGTCGTGGAATTTGACATTGGGATTGCGGCATCTGGTGTGATTGGCATCAATCAATCCGTAAAAATCATAGCCTTGGGAGCTTTGTCACGATTACCAAAAGCTTTAACTCAAGGTGTTTTAAGTCATGATTTTGATGGCGATCAAATTCTAACAATTCTGACTGATTTGCTTATCAATTCATGGAATGAAGTGCCGGCTGCATTGACTTGGGCAACCTATGATCCGACCACTCAATGGCAAAATGCAGAAAACACCGGATTGGGTGAAATTGATACACCAGGAAGCTACGAACTTTCACAGCGATCAGCCTCTACTATTGATGTTTATTCTTTGGTTTCCGCATTGGCAACATCCGGATTGGGTTACATTTACGAAAACCCACAAGGCCAAATCAGCTATGCCTCGGCCGATCATCGATCAATTTATTTGTCCACCAATGGTTACACCGATGTTTCAGCTGCACAGGCCTTGGCCAATTCTCTTTCGATTCAGACAAGAGCCGGTGACATCCGCAACGACATAAATTTGAAGTATGGCCAAAATTCTCAAAATCAGGTCAGCGATTCTGATGCAGCCAGCATTGGCCTCTATGGTCGATTGGCTCAAATCATCACAACAACCTTGAGACATCAAGCAGATGCCGAGGATCAAGCCGCTTTTTACTTAACGCTCAGAGCTTATCCTCAAGCCAATTTTAACCAAATCACATTCGAGCTGACCAACCCGGAAATCGATGATGCTGATCGGGATTCGTTAATCAGCATTTTCATGGGCTTGCCGTTGCGTATCACAGATTTGCCGCTCAACATGGCATCCGGCACATACCTTGGATTTGTGGAAGGTTGGACATGGCGTGCCGCTTACAACAGCGTTTCTGTCACGGCTATCCTTTCACCATTGGCATTTTCATTGCAAGCCATGCAATGGCAAGATGTCGCAATTGCAGAACAATGGAACACAATCAGCGGCAGCCTAGATTGGGCTGATGCGTTAGTCGTAGCGTAAGGAGGAAAACAAAATTTCAAACCCAACTACTCCGTTCGGTTGGCAAATGCCACAACCGACAGATTTGGTCACGGATTTGCCAGCCGATTTTGAGGTCTTTGGTCAAGCCGTGGCCACATCATTGGCTGATTTATTAGGCGGTACAACCGATCAAGTATTGGCCAAAAATAGCAATACAGACATGGATTTCAAATGGGTCACATCTGATGATGCCAACGCAATCCAAAACACAATTGTTGATGCCAAAGGCGATTTGATTGCAGCCACCGCAGCCGATACACCTGCCCGCCTTGCGGTTGGCGCAAACGGCACGATTTTGGTTGCCGACAGTACAGCAAGCGAAGGCATGGCATGGAAACAAGCAACAAGAATTGTCCAAATTGTTACCGCAACGACCAACACCACAAAATCAACTTCATCATCAACGCTTGTTGATAGCAATTTGACCGCAACAATTACGCCAACTTCTGCAAGTAATAAGATTTTGGTATTTGCAACTCAAAACGGGTGCATAAAAGAAGGCTCAAATACATCAATAAAACTATTTTTACGAAGAGGCGCAACAGACATTAGTTACATGGTCGGCTATGGTGCTTACACAAACTCATCAGCTGCAAACAACATAGGTACAGTTTCAACTGTATTTTTAGATAGCCCAGCAACAACTTCAGCGACAACCTATAAGACTATGGTTTCATCTGAAGCAAATACGGCACAAATCTTAGTTCAACACGCAGGAGAAGCAAGCACAATCACTTTAATGGAGATTACACCATGACAAATTTAGAAATCGGTAGGGCATTAGTAGCGTTAGGTTATGAATCAGGTTGGACTATAAATGGCGACACGCTTGAAGGCATTGAATGGATAGACGAACCCGCAACGAAACCAACCGCGAAACAAATCACAGACAAAATTGCGGAATTGCCAGCAATCGAAGCCGCCAAAGCAGCCGAAGAAGCAAGCAAAAAGCAAGCAATTCTTGATCGTTTAGGCATTACCGCAGATGAAGCGAAATTGATTTTATCGTGACATTTCCACAAGGCACATTGCCTCGTTTGATTCAGGTTGCGCTCGCAGAGGTGGGCACAATTGAAACAGGCAACAATGAAACCAAATATGGCAAATTTATGAAAGCCGACAAGCTGCCATGGTGTGGCTCGTTTCTCAATTGGTGTGCTCATCAAGCCGGGGTCAAGGTGCCAAATGTTGTCAGCACCCGAGCTGGAGCTGAGGCATTTAAGAAAAACAACCAATGGCACACCACACCAAAAATTGGTGATTTTGTTTTCTTTGATTTCATCATCGATGACAAAGAGACGATAAATCACATTGGCTTAGTGATCCGAGCATCGGAAAAGCAGATTGTGACCATCGAAGGCAACACATCAGGCGGTTCAGGAAGTCAGCGCAATGGCGGAGAAGTCATGGTGAAATCAAGAACTTTGGGAGCACGCTCATTTGTTATCGGTTACGGCCGACCAGCTTATGAGCCGTTTGCCGGTGATTTACCGGATCGACCAAAAGGAGAAAAATAATGGAACAAGCAAAAGCGATTGCAGCCTCGTGGGCGCGCTCATACATAGCAGCAGCTTTGGCCGTGTACATGGCTGGCGGAGACATCAAGGCAATGGCAATGGGTGGCGTGGCAGCTGTTGTGCCGGTCATTTTGCGCTGGTTGAATCCAGCTGACAAAGCTTTCGGGTCTACGGGGAAGTGACTCGAAAATCACTCGCGGCGGGTTTGGCTTTGATCCTTTCGTCAAGCCTTGCCGGGTGTGGTTATGACGGGTGGGTGCGATACCCATGCCAAGAGCACGCCAATTGGGAAAACCCAGAGTGCCAAAAACCACAATGCAAAGTGACGGGAACTTGCACAGAGGATGTGATTGGCGATGGCTTCAAAGAGTAAAGAGCGTTTAAGTCAAGAGGACATCAAAGCTCGCTTGATGTTTCTTATTGGCTCGGTGCTGGCCATTGTGTTTCTTGTTGTCACTTTGGGTATTACTTATGCATTGATTTTTGTGACACAGCCAATTGGAGCACAAGCTCCCAATGATGCAGCTTTCATTGATTTGCTCAAAACTTTGGCAATCTTTCTCACCGGATCATTGGGTGGGGTTTTAGCATCCAACGGCCTCAAAGACAAGCCTAAATCAGAATACGAAAAAAACATTGAAAGGCGTTTATCCGGTAGCGACACGCCATGATTTGAGCGTGATTCTTGAATTTGAAGCATTTGCCTGTCACTCTCTATTTCGGGAGCTGATACGCGGCTCCCAGAATCGGGAGCAATAAAATGAACGAAGCATCAATTGTGATCATGTGTTTGATTGCTGGAGCCTTATGGGCTGTTATGTCTTATTCGGTCGGATTCAAAGAAGGCCAGCGACAAGGCTACACACGAGGCCGAGCTGTGGCACGCCATGCGGTATCAGCTGATCGCAAGGTGAACAACTAATGGCCGGATTTCTCGAAAACTACGAAGGCAACAAAGAGCGCACAGATCGATGGCTCAAGACATTTCCAGAAGGCCGGCTTGAAGCTCACATTGTTGAATTCAATGCAGAAAAAGGCTATGTGCTAGTGCAAGCCAAGGCATGGCGCAATCAAGAGGAAAAAGAGCCAGCCGGCATTGATTATGCTTTCGGCTATCGTGAGGCTTACAACCCCAATATGAAACGCTGGTTTTGCGAGGATACAACCACATCAGCTTTGATGAGAGTCATGGCCTTGGTTTTGGGTGGCACAGAAAAAGCCACAAAAGAAACCATGGAGCAAGTTAAAGTCAATGACATGACAAAGCCTGTTGAGCATGATTATTGGACAACCAAATTTGGTGATGTGCCAAGCTACAAAACGGCCGGAGAAGCCGAGCAAGCCGGCATCCCATCACTTGGGTCATCGATGGATGAGATTGCCAAGCAATTGGGTGGCGAGCTTATACAAGAGGCACCGCAATGCTCACATGGGCATCGCGTCTGGCGCACCGGCACATCGGCCAAAACCGGCAAGGATTGGGCCAATTTCTCATGCGTGGGAAAGAAACCAAATCAATGTGAGCCGCTTTGGTATGTGTTCACAAGCCGTGGAAAATGGGAGCCACAAGTATGAGCGACTTTGTTGAAATCATTTATCCTCAAGAGATGAAAGCGCGATTGATGTGCAATGGCGAAATCATTGAGGAATACAAAATCGAGCAATGTGACAAGTGCTCACAGCTGAGGCGATTGGATCATTTTGGCTATCAAAAAGGCTATGACAAACAAGACAACATCATTTGGTTTTGTGGTGATTGTCGATGATAGATCGCATTGAGGAAGTGCAATGCATGATTGCAGCCATCCAACATTGCCATGATCGATCAGCTGATCACAGTTCACGGATTGTCAAAAACCTGTCATGGTTTGAGTATGTGGCACAAATGGGCGAATCAATGCTGGCCGAGCTAGTTGTGGCCAAGCGGTTGGGTTATGAGTACACACCAGGCATAACATGGGATAAATCCAAAGCTGATGTGGGCGAGCACATCGAGGTCAAATGGTCAGCCAATCCGGCATCGAATTTGTGGATTCAGGAATCAGATCGACATGATCGTGACATCGCTGTATTGGTCACGGGCAACGCACCAAAGATGCACATTGTTGGCTGGATGCCGGTGGCTGTGGCCAAGAAACCACGCTATCGCAACGCATCACAAAACAATTGGAGCGTGCCACAAATCAACCTTCAACCAATCGAAACCTTGATGCGGAGTAATTATGCACATCCTTCAATTTGATTGTTCAATCTGTTCGAAGCTTTATGGAAAGCCAAAGCAACGCCACGGACTTAAGAAAGGCGCAGAGCTAACAGAGCATGAGTGGTTTGCACAATGCATGAGCTGTGGCACATTTGGGATCAAGATTGTTGATGATGCACGGATTCAGGAGATGTCATTGTGAATAAGTTATCCACAGGCATCATCCACAGGCTGTGCGCAACGCCCAACAGCACGCTCAATGTTGCAATGTATTTGCGTGGTTCGGTACGCTCCATGCTCGTGGGCGAGCCGCTGTGGCGGATAGCTCGCAAGCGATGCTTGGTGCTATTGGCCGCGCTATGTTTTGCTAGCGCAACACCGGCACAGGCCACACAAGATGCAACAAAGAAAGCCTCAATCAATTCATTGAAGCTTTATGCTCACTCGCGAATCGTTGATTGGCAAGAGATGAAATGCTTTGACATCCTCATTACAAAGGAAAGCAATTGGCGTGTTGAAGCTATCAATCCAAATGGCAATCACTTTGGCTTAGGCCAGATGCGCAACACCAAATACAGAAACCTTGATGGCTTTCGCATGATTGACTGGACTCTCCGATACATCGACCACAGGTATCAAGGCAAGATTTGCAATGGAGCTTTGGCTCATTGGCGAAAGCATGGGTGGCATTGATGTCGAGAGCTTGGAAGAATGGTGGCTCACGAGCTTGGCGGAAAACCAGAGAAGCTGTGCTAAAGCGTGATGGAGCGTGTCAGCAATGTGGCACAACGGACGGCCCAATGCACATCGATCATGTGATACCTAAAAGGCTTGGTGGAAGCGATGAAATGTGGAATTTGAAGCAAATGTGTCAAAAGTGCAATTTGAGCAAAGGTGGTCGTTTTTTTGAGGCGGACAGGACAC